ATGAGCCAGAAACCATCCATTCCAAAGGGAACACGTGATTTCGGTCAGCAGAGCATGGCCGAAAGAAATTATATCTTTGACACCATCAAGAAGGTCTTCAAGACTTTCGGTTATGCCCAGATCGAGACTCCGGCCATGGAGAATCTCCCAACCTTGCTCGGCAAGTATGGAGAGGAGGGAGACAAACTTCTGTTCAGAGTCCTTAATTCCGGGGACTGCTTCTCAAAGGTCAACTTTGAGGATTACCGCACGGAAGACGGGGGAGTGAACAGCGTCGCTTTGTCGAAAGAGGTCTGTGAGAAAGGTCTCCGCTATGACCTGACCGTGCCGTTCGCCCGCTTCGTGGTCCAGCACCAGAATGAGATCTCTTTCCCGTTCAAGCGTTTCCAGATCCAGCCGGTCTGGAGGGCTGACAGGCCGCAGAAGGGACGTTACCGTGAGTTCTATCAGTGCGATGTGGATGTGATCGGCAGCAAGTCTCAGGTCAATGAGCTTGAGTTGGTGCAGATTGTGGACAAGGTGTTCGGCCTTCTGGATGTGAATGTTTTGGTCAAGATCAACAACAGAAAGGTGCTTACCGGTTTCGCAGAGATCTGCGGATTTCCGGACAAGGTCGTGGACATCACGGTGGCGATCGACAAATTGGACAAGATCGGTCTGGAGAGCGTCGAGGAGGAGATGCGTGAGAAAGGTCTGACCGACGGGGCGATCGCCGTGATCGAGCAGATTCTCAAACTATCCGGATCGACTTCCGAGAAACTGGCATCGATGCGTTCCTTGATGAACGGCGGTTCCGCTTCCGGACTCGTTTCCGAGACGGGTCTTAAAGGTCTTGACGAGCTTGAGGAGTTGTTCGGCCTGATAGACGCGGCCGGGGTGAAGTGCCCTGTGGAGATCGACCTGTCTCTGGCCCGTGGCCTGAACTATTACACAGGTGCGATTTTTGAGGTAAAAGCCCTTGATTTCCAGATTGGCAGCATCTGCGGCGGAGGCCGTTACGACAATCTTACCGGAATATTCGGCCTTCCGGATATGTCCGGTGTCGGCATCAGTTTCGGGGCCGACAGGATTTACGATGTCCTCAAGGGTTTGGACAAGTTCCCTAAGTCTCTGGCGTCGAGCACGACTTTGCTGTTTGCCTGCATGGGCGCGGAAGAACTCCGCTACGTTTTGCCTGTCGCCGCCGCCCTGCGTTCCGATGGCGTTTCCGTAGAGGTTTATCCAGAACCGTCAAAGCTGAAGAAACAGTTCGACTATGCCGAGAAGAAATCCATCCCGTTCCTCTCCATCAATGGTGGCAACGAGGCCGAGGCCGGCGCGATCCAACTCAAGAACCTCACCACCGGCGAGCAGAAATCTTTCTCCAAGGCTGATATCTCCGGGATGAAGGAGTTTATGAATATTTAGGATTGATTATAACCAGTGTATTCCCGTTCGGTCGCTGAGCTTGTCGAAGCGTACCGAACTGTTTGAGAACTGTTAGAAGATAAATAAGGCGAAGATAAATAAGGTGGATATTTTGAAGAAAAATTTGCAGATTCAAAAATAATCCGTACCTTTGCAATCCAACATCGCGGGGTAGAGCAGTTGGTAGCTCGTCGGGCTCATAACCCGGAGGCCGGAGGTTCGAGTCCTTCCCCCGCTACGAATTTGCCGTAACGTCTTGTAAGTCAAGAAGTTGCGGCAAAATTGCTAAAAATGCTGCGCCAGATTTGCGCCAAAAAAATTTGCGCTCTGAGCCGGTTCTTGTCAAACCTTTGTTGGGGAGTTCAAAAATTTCCCCAACAAAAAAAATGTCTTCAAGTCTCCGCACGACGAATGGCTTTATTCCGGCAAAAGTTGCCGAGGGAAAGCGTTGGTATGTTGAATTCTATTGCCTTGATCCGGAAACCGGCCGCCTCAGAAGAAAGAGGGTGTCCGTTCCTAAAATCAAAGGTGTCACCGCCCGCAGACGGTACGCCAACGACATGGTCATCAACATAAATGACCAACTCTCGCAAGGTTGGAATCCTTACCTGTCCCTGAACAATCCAGAGGAATACACTCTTTTCGATGATGTCTGTGAGAAATACTACCGCTATCTGTACAAGTTGACGGAGTCCGACATCATGCGTGTCAAGACCTATAATGGCTACACCTCGTTCCTGAACGTGTTCAGGGCGTGGAACAAGGAACAGCACAAGCCTGTCTGCTACGTCTACCAGTTGAAATCATCGGTTGTCTCGAAATTCCTTGACTGGCTCTGGCTCGATTGCGGAAAGGCTGCCAGAACCAGGGACAATTACCTTTCCTGGCTTCGCAGCTTTGCGGGATGGCTTATGGAGAAGAATTTCATCAGTGAGGACTTCACCGCCAATCTTTCCGCAGTGCAGGGGAAGCGCAAGTGTGCCAAGAATCGCACCGTCATCCCGAAGGAGACGATGCTTGCCATCCGTGAATATTGCGGCGACCGCAACCGCCACTATCTTCTGGCGTGCTACGTCCTCTATTATTGCTTCATACGCCCCAAGGAGATGAGTTTTATCCGCATCGGTGACATTTCTGTCAAGGGTGGTACCATTTCCGTCAGGGCTGAATATTCAAAGAACCGGAAGGATGCCGTTGTGACCCTTCCGGATTGCGTGCTCAAACTGATGCTCGACCTTGATGTCCTGACATGTCCGGCTGATTGGTATCTTTTCAGTTCCGGATTCCGCCCGGGGGCCGAACACCATCCGGCAAAGCATTTCGGTGACTTCTGGACCTATCACCTGAAGAAGGATCTGAAACTCCCCTCCGAGTATAAGTTCTACAGCCTCAAGGACACCGGCATCACGGATCTGATCAAGGCCCGCACCGACCTCCTTTCGGTCCGTGACCAAGCCCGCCACCATTCCCTCCAGATGACCGACCTCTACACACCTCTGGAGACACGCACCGCCAACGAGTCCATCCGCCACCACGAGTCCTACTTCTAAAAGAAGCGGCACCCTTCCGGATGCCGCCTGTCTGTCAAAGAAAATGAAATGAAGTACTCGCTTGGCCCGAAGGCCGATTGCAATCAAGCGAATTTGACAGACGAAAATGTTTGTCCTAATCTTCTTATTCCGTCCTCGATCTTCTTGGCGGTCTTGGCGGAAGGATGCCTATAGCCGCTGATGTAGTGTCCGAGTTGTTTCTGGTTGACACCGGTAATTCTTTCAAGTCCCGAAAGCGTGATGAGATATGCGTATTCTTGAAGGAAGGAAGGAATGTCATACTGGTAGCTGAACTCAACCTCCTCGAATGGTTCACCATTTTCAGCATAGTATTTCTTGATGTCTTCGTAACCATCCTCAAACACCTTGCGTGCCTCTTCCACAGTCTTTCCGGTTCCGGTGACAAGATAAGGCATATCGCCAGCGTCCATATAGATGCTGTAATTTCCATCTGATGCCTTTTCAATAATTGCGTTAACCTTTCTCATAACTGTACTCTGTTTTTATGGGGATTAAATCCCCGCTGCCTTTTTGATTTGTGCCTATGTTCCGGTCGCCACTTCGTCAGTTCCGTGATTACTGACCTTGAACACCTTGTTTGTTCTTGGGCTGAACCAGAGAGGGTGTCCACTTTGCTGTCTTCCTGTGTCGTAGCACCCCGCCTTTTTCAGTTGCCTCATTAATTCGTTGTACTTCATATCTCATTTCTTTAACTGATACAAAGATAGTATTAATTCTAACAATGCGCAGATTTTTCGACAACTATTTTCAAAATAATTCACTCTTTTTCAACTCTTTCGATTTACTGCCGGGCCGAACCGCCTCTTCTTAAATTTATACGACAAAAAAAGCCCCGGAGCAATCCGGGGCCGTGCGGCTATGCGCTTTTGCTGTCAAACATTAAGAGATAGCCGATATTTTTTCTTTTGTTATCATATTCGCAAGGTAGCAAGCATTTCCGGAATCGCAAAGGGTTTGGCAGAAAATTTTGGGCTTACCACTCGACAAGGCTGTAGGAGAGTCCGGCGCCGATGTAGGGGATCGGTGTGATGCAGTTGTTTTGGAGGGTCAGGCCGTAGCCGGCATGGAGGGCAATTGACCAGTGAGACCTTTTTCGTGACGGCACGGAAATGGTCTTGGTGACGGTTTTTGTTTCGGGAAAGACCTTGATCAGGTCAAGGGACGGCTGGTAGCCGGACACCACCGCGCGGTAATCCTTGCCGGAATATTCCTTGCGCTCCTTTGGAAGCCGGACGAAAGTTGTGTCGTGGATGGTTATGATGTCGGGATAGGCGACAAGGAACGTGTCGATGATGGTTGTGAGGATGGGAACGGGACACTCGACGGTGACGGTGTCCCTGACTATTAGGGTGTCGGACTTGGTCACCTCGACAAGCTCAGTGACAGCCGTGCGGTAGCCACGTCTCCAACTCATAAAGGAGACAGCGATTACCAACGCGCAAAGGACAACGAAAAGCGTCACCGTAAACATAAATTCATTCCTATCTGCCATAAGCATAACAACAATCAAGCGGCCATTCCAAAACACCGGAATCGCCGCTTGATTGCAAAGATTCTCTGTCTTTAGCTGGCAGAAGTATCGAACCTCTTAACGTAGTCTCTGATGTGCGCGATTTGGCTGGCAGAAATATTTCTGAATGCAATTTTCTGTCGAATGATCCCAGCTCCCTTCTCACCGATGATCTTGCCTATAGACGTGTTCAAAAACATTGACGGGACAAGTGTCACATCTTTGAAATCTAAAATAATTCTGTCCTGTTTGTCAAGATTATCATTTAGTATAGAGTATAACACATCACCTGCATCAGGGTAATTTCGTCCCTGAAATATAGCTGAAACCGAAATGCGATAATCCATATTACAAAAGTGTTAAATCGTCTTCAATATAATTGTCTTCCAAGTGCTCAAGTGAAATTGAATATATTATCAAAGTCCCCTTAAAGTGCTTCTTTAATCTTACAGATCTGTCATTATCTCCTGATGTGACCAAAGCGGCATCGTTGCTTATAATCCAAAGGGAATCAGGATCGGTACAATAGTCGCGAAGATTCCCAAGCCCCAAACCCGCATTGTGATTGGTAGATCTGATTGTGAACCGAGGCTCCAGTGCTTTCCTTATTGCTTGAACATCATCAGTTATTTCTGGGAGTACAGTTCTTACGGATTCAGCAATGCCACGGCCAAAGTCGCATACGGAAATGAAAACCTTGTTGATTCTCCTATCATATTCAACCATAGAAAAGGCAATACCTTCGCATAAAGAATGGTCAATGACATTGTAATACGCTTCGGTCAGACTACCTTCAAGCGGAGTCAGGTCTTTGGCCTGAAACTTTGTGGTTCGAAAATATTCGCTTACTCGTTTGGCGTGCATTTCCATCCCGTCCGCTTCAATCTTCCATAAGTTCAGAATGTCATCGTTGCCTGGTCTGACATAATCTTCGTCCAGATTCCAATACCTTGACATTCCGAGTTCGTTTTCAAGAAAGTCCTTGATCTCTTTGCTCATTTCCAATTGGGCGAGGCAACCTTTTCGCGCGCAAGATTCAATCAGGCAAGCAAGTGAGGTTATATGTTCCGGTCGTAAATCTTCCCAAGCAATGTCATCACTTATGTTTACAACTAAATGGTTGACACCTTCCTGCTCGACCATATCCCTTCCGTCGCAGATTCCGCCAAGCCAACTAAGTCTGTCCGCCGATGATAGGATTACTTCTCTGATATTAGCGACTTTATGCATAGACTTTCTTCCCATTTTGGGGCAAATATAGCCTTTAGAAAATCATTTTCCAAACAATGTGACTGCGAATCTTTTTGATTAACGGCAATTCCAGTATTTCAAAGAACCAGTTTTGTCCCCGGGAACGGAATCGAACCGCTCACATCGCGCGAAGCTTTCGGCGGCCCGCCTCCTGGGCTTAATCCTACGCAACCGCCTTATTTGCCGGCAGGGACCCGTATCCTGCCCTTTCCGGGGATATGCCGGTCTTTCCCGGCCGTATCACTTGCTTACTCAGCACTTAACCAAACAACAGTCCTCCGCCGCTCGATATTCCTTGGCATCATATTCATTGAATATTAAAACCTTTCTCCTTGGTATCTTCTGTTGTAAAGCAGCTGCCGCCTCTGCGGGCCGCCCTTGCGGTGGCTGATGTGGACGAAGGTGGGATAGAGGATCATCTGGTCGACCTCTTTCCAGATTTCCGGCGTGTTCCTGACCACCTTTGCCAGCAGGAAAGGATCCGCCGCCTCGATGTCGGCCGCCTCTCCCTTGACGTGCTGTGAGGTTGGCACACCGCCCACCTCCTTGTTGAGTTCCGGGCAACGGTACCCGCTGTTGATCCGTAACGGATGCCCGACCTTGTCACGGAGCGGCTGGAGCGCCCTTTCGGTCAGCTCCTTAACCGCGTCACGCACTGCGAACGAGGTGATCACGTTGCAGATGCCCTTGCGCCTTGCCGTAGGTGACTCCTCGAACTCACGGTAACTGAAATCCTTACTGATCGTTCCCATTGCCGACATCCTCCATCTTCACGGAGCCGAAAGGCGGCTCCCTGTCCATGCACTTGATTTTCTTGCACCGGAAGGCATTCAGGTAGGCCACCCTGCTGCTGAGCTTGTCGCCGCGGTCACGGAGCGTCCCGATGCTCTTGTAGAGTTGGTCTATCTTGACGTCCTTGTCAGCAAGCTGCTGGCGCAGCGCCTCCGACTCGTTCTTGTACTCGTCCACAAGCCCACGCCACTGGTCGATGGTCTTCGAGACGTTGTCCAGCACGGATGCCGTCTTGCGGTCGCCAAGGAAGTAGATTGTCGTGAACGCCCCCGATGTGATCAGCGTCACTATGATGCTTGTCCAGTCCATTGTCAACCCTCCCGCTCAACTGTCTCCACATAAATCCCCACGAGCGCGGCCAAATCGTGCGACAGCGCCTGCCCGCTGTCACGGGTGCAGAGGTAGAGCGCCCCTCCCTGCGTGTAGTACTTGCCGCTGAATATCTCCATCGGCGGCGTGTACGGTATCGGATCGTCCTGCGTTCCCACCGGCTCGACCTCTATGACCTCGTAGAGCGCGGCGGTGGCCAGACCGGGCTCCTGCCCCTCAAGAACCACGGCAACGTCCTGCCGCACCCTCCAGAGCTTGCCGCCGTGGGAGACAACCTGCCCCTTTGCCAGAGCCTTGCCGACATAGGTGTCCCATGAATATACCAGCAGCGGCCTTTTCAGCGCCTCCCCGTCCGTGATGTCGGTGCGCCCGTTGTACTGGTCGAGCAGCATATCCCTCAGCTGGTCGTCCATTGTGGGCTGGGGCTCCTCCGGTTCCGGCTGCGTGTACGGCTGCCAGCCGTCCGCCAGCACCATCTCTTCCGTCGGGTTTATCGTCTGGAAGCCGTCCTTGATGATGACTATCCGCGACCTCTCGCGGATGACTCCGTCCTTGATGTAGAATTGTGTGTCCATGTCATGAAAGTTTTTTTACAATAAAAGTCCCAGCGAGGTTTCTGTAATACCGCAGGCCGGAGCCGGCATTCTTGGTCGATTTTATCGTCACACCGCCTTTCCGCACGCCGTCCACATAGCATTCGGCCGTCAGCGTGTAATAAGGGCTCGTGTCCGACACGGCGTTGACCGTGAACCGCAGTTCCAGCGCGACGGAGGCTCCTGGCGACAGCTGGCCGGAATATACCGTCGGGCCGAAAAGCGTGACAGACAATGTCGGGTGCGCGCCGAAACCCGATCCGCCCCTAAGCGCCGCGCTGCACATGGATGAAACAGTGCTGCCGACACCCCCAAGCAACTCAAAGACATAAGCAGTGCTGTAAGACCCTACGGACGGCAGCGTGCCAGTCCAGCTCACGGAGTAGGACGCCCCGCCCCTCATGGCCATCGCCGGCATCGATGTTGCCGACGTGTGCGGATCTGTCGTGCTCACAAGCGTCCGCTCGCCGCCGCTGCCTCCCATCAGAAGTTGCCTCATCATTCCCATGACCTTGTCCTCCTATTCCGAAGCCTTGAACATGCCGACGACGGCGCAGTTGTTCACGATGACCAACTGGCAGCAGGTGTTGGACTCGAACTCCGGCCACTCGCCGTTCTGTATATACACCGTCGATGGCAGGGCGAGAGTGAAGGCGGAAGTCCCGATGTAGAACTGGCAGCAGTACTCCTGCCCGTCCGTGTCCGCCCCCTCCGGGAGCGTTATCGTCAGACCGTAGCACCGCCCGACGATGTGGAACTCGTCTGCCGCCAGTGTTATGTTCGCCCTTGCATCATAATAGTCGGTGTCATAGCCGATCTTGTCCTCGTAGGTCTTCACCACCGTCTTCCCCGGTATGGCCACATCGTCCGCCGTGATGAAGCCGCTGTCGTTGGTCAGCTGGCTGGTCTTTGTCGGGACGACGCTTGCCTTCGCGTATTCGCTGAGCGAGCTTTTATCCAAGAGGCGGTAATGTGATTTGGCCGCTTCAAACGTCATGTCGCCGTATGCGCTGGTCTGGCGACTAACAGAAACATAAAAGGTGTACATATAGGTTAAAGAGCCTTCTTTAGAAGGAGCTCCCGGAATGGAACAGATGTCTACTAAGTCAATAGTTCCCCCCGCATATGGCATGCTGGAACATTCTTGCCGAAGAACCACGCCTCCATACGTGAATATCTTCCCCGCCTCCGCGGCGGCCTTGACCTCGTTGAACTGCGCCTCGGTTAATGTGGCGGGGGTTCCGTTTGCAAGGAGGTTTAGCAGCCACCCGATGTCGTAGGTCTGCGGAGCCTCTCCGGCCCTGTCGAGGAGCGCCTCCACCTGTGCGCCCGTGTATTTGCTGTTGTAAGCCATATTCAGTTCAGTGTGTTTTAACTTTCCTTCAGCACGTTGAACGTCCCGCCGTCGGCCGTGATGATGTCCGTGTCGGATCCGCCGAACGGTTCCCTCCTCCCGGACTGCGTGACCGTCAGCGTGACGGACGGCCCCCCGGACGCGGCCACCGTGACCGCCGCCGAGCGGTCGCAGCCCTCGTTCGGGTCGGCCTCCATCGAGACGGACCCCGGACCCTTCCCCGAAGCCGGGGATATTCTCAGCCAATCAGGCAGTGTCGTCATAACGTTCTGTGTTTATTCTTTGCGGACGGGCGCGGGGCCAGCCGCGCCAGCCCATAAGCATGAAGCCTGCCCCTTAGGACACGCTCCACGACGTGTTGGAGTCCACGTTGACCACCTGCGCCGGTGTTCCCTCCCAAGGCAGCGTGACGGTCTCCTTGTCCAGATTGAGGAACGCGTCCCCCGCCGTCTGGTTCAGCACGATCTGCGCCGACACGGCCCCGCCGTTGGACACCTTGATAGTCCTCGCCACCGCGTCCACGGTGGAGTTCTCCGGCACGGTGACCTCCACCTCGAAGTTGTACTGGGCCGCCGCCCCCGGGTCGCCCTCGATCTCAGCCCCGTTGGCGGCCGACTTTCCCGCCGCCGTGTAGGACGCCGCTATCTCCGCGCCCCCGGCCTCGCCCACGAAGGCGAAGCTCAGCGCCTTGGAGTTGGACTTTCCGGTCACCTTGACCTTCCCGCCCTCCTTCGCCACGCTCATCGCCGCCCCGTTGTCGAGCTCCACAAATTCCGGGTGCGGCTCCTGGTTGACGGTGTAGGACTTGCTCCCGGCCACGCCGTCGCCCGTCACCGTCACCGTCCCGGTGCGCAGCGCGCGCCCGGTGTGCTCAAGCCCCGTGTTGGTTATCGTCCCGTCCCCCGACCCGCCCGTCGGGTCAACGGTAAGCCATGATGGTTTTGCCATAATCTGATGTGTTTTTATTGGTTTGACATAATATCATTAACGTTATCCCACTCTCCACTCCACGTTCGACAGCACGTCGACGTAGTCCGTCCAGTCCGCCGCCCTCAGCAGCCAGATGACCCGGGGCGACACGTCCAGCCGCACCCTATCCACAACCGGCCACACCTGCGCGTCCCCCAGCATGACCCTTGACACCGGCCTCTCTCCCAGCCGTATGTCCGCCGCCCCGTCAATCCTCATCGCTCCCGCCCCTTATCACGTACAGCGTCCAGGGATCCTTCCTATCAAGTGCGGCGTAATCCGCCTCGTCAAGAATCACGATCGGAACGCCACCGAGCGTTATGACCCTCGTCCTCATGTCCACGGACACGGTCTTCCCGGCGGCGGAAATGCCGCCGTCCGCCTCGCCGCCCGACTCCACGACCCTGACAAGCCCGCGCTCGAACAGCCTCGACCTGCCCCCGGAATCCCTGAAAGTCACCTCGACCCCGTAGCTCCCCACGCCCAGCGACCCCGCCGGGAAGAAGGCGGAGACCTTGGAGCCCGCGGCAACCGTGTCCCTGCCCGGCACCTTGCCGAACGTCCCGACCAGCCTCAGGGAGACTTCCGAAGCCCCCGAGAGGTCCAAGGGCTTGTAAACGCCGCTGTCCCTGTCGTACAACGACACCGCCGCCTCGACGGTGACATCGTTGCCGCGGACTATACTCACACCGCTATGGTTGCAGTTGCATTTCATCATTTCTTTCATCGTTATATCTCTATTCGTCATCAGGCCCCGAGAACGCCTTGTCGTTTGCCGACGTGAGGAACGCCCCGCTGACCAGATCGCACAACCCATAGGCTCCGTACTCGTTCCTGCACGGATGCAAATCGCACAGGAGCGCCCCGGCGCCGTCCTTGATCCAGAGGCGGTGCAGCTTCTGCCAGCCCCTTCTCATGTCTTTCCCGTTGCCGTCCACGGGCGACCCTGCCATGTTCACCGCGAAGAGGAAGCAGGAGTTCGACGTGCCCACGGCGGCTGCGCTTGTGCCCACTATCTTCCCGGCCGCCGCGTTCCCGTCGACCGACACCTCGCCCTGGTCATAGTTCCATTCCAGCGTGTGCCTCTCGCCCGGCGCGAGCACGCCGAAGAGGACGATGCAGTTGCCGCCGCTCCTGTTGCCTCCCCACGCGCCGCTCTGGTCGCCCGTCAAGCCGGACGTGCCGTAATATGAGTTCCCACCCGGGAAGTTCCCCGTGAATATCTGCTTCACCGAACTCCCGGTCTTCGAGGCCGAGGCGGAGCCCATCGTGAACGGGTACGTTGTCAGCGACAGCCCGCTCTCCGAGTTCGGGAACACCGTAAACTCCACATGATACGTCTGATCGCTCCTGTCCGTCACGCCCGTGTCGATGTACGGCAGGTCTCCCAGCAAAGACCCCGACGCGCCCCTGGACGCTATGAAGTCCACCGCCGTGTAGCCGTCCGGCAGGGTCGGACTGTCCCCCGGGCCGGGGGCGGCCGCCGCCTGCGTCACCTTGCACACGGCGACGTAATTGTTGCTTCCGGCTGCGTAAAGGTAGACATAGCCCGACCTCTCGGCCCCTGTGTCGTTCGCCGTCGCCACGAGGCCTGACGAGTGCGCCCCCGTCCCCTCGTAGACCTCGTCGTCCAGACGGCACCAGTCGGGGCACACGACCTTCCACCCGACACTCTCATCGTCCGTTATCTCGAAAGCCGCGCCGTCGCCTCCTGCCTCGAACGTCTGCGAGGTGAGCGTCCACGACGGGGCCACAGGAAGCGTCCAGTCGAGCGTCTTGTCCGAGTCCATCGTCACCGTCTGGGACTTGGAGACGTATCCGGTCTTATAAGCAACCACACGGACGCTCGCCCCGGCCTCGACCGCCACCGGCCCGGTGTATTCCGTCATGCTTCCCGACCCTACGGTCACATACACTGATGCGCCCGAAGGCTGCACGTTGACGGTGAGGAGGTAGGTGTCCGGCGCCGCCGCGGCGGCCTGGACGATGGTGAAAGACTTGGAATAGGTGCCACGCCCGTCCGTTCTTGTGCCGGAGATGGTTATCGTCCCGGTACGTTCCGAGGTTGACGTGTTGGCCGCAAAGCTGACCCCAATGCAACGAGTCGCGGCGTTGGCTCTGGCGGATGCGTTCACGAGTGCCCCCGAGCACGCCGCCGTAAGCCCCGTGAGGTTCTTGGCCAGGAACAGCACTGTTGCCTCCGTGGTCGTGGCGGCAACGCTGATGCTGTCGGACTCGAACTCAATCGAAGGCTCCTGTATCGTTGCCTCGGCAGCTGGTTGGGAAATCTCGCAGGTTGCCACGACGTAATCGGTTTCGACGGCGTCGCAGATCAGTTTCACATGACCTGTCCTGCTGTCCGAGGACGTGTTCGGGCTGACCTCGATGGCTGTATCAGAGTCGACGGAAATCCAGTCCGCATCAGACACCAGTCTCCAACCCACAGAGTCCGGATCGGACACCGTGCAAGGAAGGCTGTCACCGCCTGAGTCGGCGGAAGACCCCGCCGCCAGATTCCAGGTCGGAATCGTCTTGCATGCGACGGAGACCGTCTTGTCAGAAGTCATAAGGACAGTCTGCGTTCCGGAGTTGATCATTCCTTGTTTGTACGCCCACACCCTGATCGTGGTGTTTTCCTTGAATGTCATAGGCCCCGTGTAGTCGACAGCGTCCCTCACAGTGGTCTGTCCGGCGACATATTCAAGAACCTTGATGGTGGCTCCGGATGTGACGCAGTTCACCGTCAGGGTATATTCCTTCACCACCGTGGTAACTGTAAGAGCACAGGTCGCGGTGAATTCTCCGTCGGTGGTTTTGACTCCTATGACAGCCGAACCGGCGCCAACCGCTGTCACCAAACCGTTTTGGTTGACGGTTGCGACATTCTTGTTTGAAGACTGCCATGTCACCGACTGGTCGGTGGCCCTTTCCGGCATCACCGTGGCCACAAGCGTCTCCGACTCGCCGACGGCAAGAGAAAGCACCGACTTGTTCAGACGCACGCCTGTGACGCTTACGGATGCGGCCTTATAGGTCACAGAGACGGATTTCTCCGCATAGATGCTGGAGTTCTCCTTGCTTGTCGCCCTGATTTTGACCGTGTTACCGTTGGCTCCTTTAAGAGCTGTCAACTTCCCGCTTTCATCGATGGAAGCGTAGGCCGAACCGCTCTCAACGCTCCACAAAACCCCTCGCTGCGTGGAGTTGGACGGCGTGTAAGTCACCGTGAACTGAGCCGTGTTGTCATCATTGTTCACGGTCGATGACCCACTTATCGTAAGTCCCGTCAACTCAACGTCCACATTGTCGATCACCGTGTTGTTCGGATTGGCGTAGTGCCACGTGAAAGTCAGGCTGCTGACCGCTCGATCCGTCAGCGATGTCTTGAACTCATCCACGACAATCGCTCTTTCCGTGCCGTCCTTCTCGATGATATACCTTTCTTTGGAAGCCAAAAATTCAAGCCAGTACGCATTCATCCCGACGCTATCGATGTGCCCCGAGTTCTGCTCGAAGTTCATCGTGCTGTCATTCTCCAGCTCCTGCTCGATCCCCGAAGTCACGAACACCTGCGTCTCCGATTCAATCGAGCGGCCGAACTTTCCCGTTGCGTGAATATATTCATACGTCCCGCGCCGCCCAAGGAACATATACGTCTTCAGCGGCAACCGCATCCTCTTGATGTCAAATGAATATACAGTTGACTTGCTCCCGGAATATTCTATCCAAACATCATAAGACGCTATGTTGGACACATTCAGTCCCTTTGCGGAAGCGGTCGCCAGCATCGTGTCGGCGGAAATGTCAAGGTCGTAGTAGCTGCCGGACACGTAATAGGTCGGGCTTAGTTTGTAACTGCTTGACGTGGCTCCGTTAAGATAGTTGAATCTGACATAGGTGGAGACATCCCCAGAAGTCCTGTAGAAATAGAGCCTATCTTTAGCCCCTTCATAGACGGGGGACTTAGTCGGCCTTGTCGTGAATATTGTCGCGGCAAGTGATTTATAGGAGAACTTCCTGCAAGGCAGCACACTGAAACTATGCGAACAAGAGGATGATCCTTGCGTGGCCGTGAAAGATCCTGTAACCATTCCGACGCCATTGCCCATCAGAGCTCTGAGTATTTCTCCGGCCGGCAACCGTACGATCCCAGAGTTAGGGGTCACGTCAAAGCTCAGAACTTCCTGCGATGTAAGGAGCCGTGAACCGAACTTTACGGTGATCGTCACCGTGTCATCCGACTCCGTGGTCAGTGTCAGCCAAGAGCTTTCGTCAGCGAACTGTATGCTACCTGTAAATTCCATATTCGTGCTTCAATGGCTGGGCATATCGTCCCCAACCCAAGGCAAATGTACGGTTGGAAGCCCTATTCAGAAAGGACATCAGATTTCGATGAACTCCCCGCGTGTCGAGACCGCCTCCGACCCCGCCGCCACCGTCACCGAAAGCTTAGCCACAATCCATTTCCGCCCCTTGAAATACACCGGCCTGTACAGCCTGAAATTATGCAGGTCGATAGGGGAGAGGTTCACATCCACCGACACCCTCTGCCTCGTCTTCCCCAGCCACTCCGCGAACGCCTTGTGGTACTTGTCCCAAAGGGCATCGGGTGTGATTGAACCTTTGCCCTGAAACATGGCGTCCATCCGTGTCAACGCTCCAAAACACCCGTTGCTGACAAGGCAACCGTCGTTGTGTATGATTCCCACATAAGTCCTTTTGCTTCTGTCGGACGAAGATGACTCTTGCTCGATGATAGGTGCGAAGTAAGATCCCTCGAGTGTCCGTTCAGGGGTACATCTGACAGCCGAAAAATCGGATATACAGTCAAAATCATCGGCATCCTCTTCTTTGATGGAGAATTCTTTCGTTTTGCTGCCTTGATAGATGACATCTGAATCATAAAAGGTTCCATAGTCATCCACGACGCGCTCCTTTTCGACAAGTTCCGTTGACTCTCCTTCAGTGACTTCTTCGTAATACTTTTCAACATGCGACCCGATTTTGGCAGTGTAACGTCTGCCTGAGTATAGGTCTCCTGTGTTTTCAACGAAAATTACAGTGTAGTTTTCGTTGAATTTATCCAATATGGAGGAAATGAAAAGGTCAGCGAACGATGTGACTTCTCCATTGGCTAAGTCTTTTTCGAGATTTTCCATGTTGTAATTACCGGAATCGTCCTCCTGGTAGCCGAACTTATATTTCGAGGCTGGCTCTATTTCGGAAGAGAAATCATCGGAGATCTTATCATCCAAATCAATCGCTGACGATTCTAGTATGGATTGAATAGGTTTCATCACCAACCGGTTGTTTTCACGGAAGAAAGCCGAACAAAATATCTTTCCAATATTAGCAAGCAATTCAGACAAGGTAATATCCGGAAGAAATCTTGCTATATCTGTAGAAGTGTCGCTTGTCGTTGGTTTCCCACCATCTCCTTTATGGAGATTGTCGAACAGAATCTCATGATATGTGCCTAAGATTGCCAAAGGGTAATCTTCCGCCTTCGATCCGAGGATGTCAGACGGGTAATCAATCGGGGAATTCTTGATAATGGCGGAAACAAAGATGGCTGGAATAAAAGACTCGTACTCAAGATTAGTCTTAGAGTCTTGGTAGTTATAGTATTTTAGTCTGCAAGCTTCAGAAACATCCTCCTCGGAATACGGATGATCCGCAACGTGCTGCTTATTGATTAATAACGGTGTACGAAAAATGGCGTTGTTTGTAGGCAAGGATGTAGCGTTAAAAGGAAGCAACTCCTGATTCCAGATCTTCCCCTCCAACTCCACCACCTTCTCCGTGAACGTGTACATCAGATACCCGTCCTCGATTCCGTCGTACACCAGCGTCCCGCTCACAAACGGCACACCCCCGATCCATACCGAAGCCTCCAGCCTCTTCACGTTCGGAGCCAGAAACATCGCGGGCGTGTACCCGAACACCTTCCGGTTCACCGGTGAAGGCGGAAACGAGATCTGCGTGCTGAAAGCCGAAGGAATATGATCCTCCTCCAGCATCGGGTTCTCCATCTCGATCTGGAACTCAAACCCCTTAGTAAGATCCAGCTCCGTGTAGTCCTTAGTCAATATCCTAACCATAATCCCAAGAATTATGGCACAAAAATAGCCGCCCTCAGGCGGCCACAAAGGACATATATTTCAGTTTATTATAGTATTTGCTGTTTAGACATTCTCTGTTTTGAGTTTTATCCAACATTTTTCAGCTCCACCGGTGGCCCGACCTCAAGGTAATTGTCCATCGAGGCGGTGACTATCTCGAACAACTCCTTTGAACGAGCCCTTATCTGGTCAAGGATCTTCATACTATACGACATCCGCCAAAATACATTGCGGTTGAATCTGTCATCCTTTGAAGATAAATGATCAATATAATTATTCCTCCAATAGGCCGTAATATCGGTAAACACAAGGTCAAATGCGCCGTCCCTAAAATATAAATAGATGTACGAATAGATGTCTGCCGTAGTACTTTTGAGTTTCTGATCACGGAAGCGTCCCCGGAAACTCATCGCATCGTATCCGAAATAGCCGACAGGAATCCCACAATATTCCAGTCCCGCGCTCTTCCATGGCCAATCCGCGATAAAACTGCGAATTTCATCATTGCTAATCCCTGGCATCGGATATGTCTTCTTGAACGTAAGCGTGTCCGGATCAGCCAACTTCCTTCCGAAACACTCCCCGCTGAACCCAATCAGCATTATAGCAAAAGCAACGATTAATCTTCTCATACTCATTCAGAATTAGTGTCCTCCATCGTCTTGCAAAAATCACTCCACCGTCTTGCCGTGCCGGAGGATGTCTAACTTCAGAACCGCATCAGCCGCCGTAAGTGCTCCTGCGTTTGGCACGATTGTACTTCTCCGTCTGCTCGATGATCCCGTTCTTGCCTAGCATAGACACATCCGCCTTGATAGGCACGGAAAGCCTTTTGTTCAGAAGCTCGATAGCCTCCAAAAGCTTTGCATCGGTCGCTGAGCTTGTCGAAGCGACATCCCCACCACTCACTGATCCGCTTCCGGTCACTGAACTTGTCGAAGTCCCCGTGAACCCGCCGCTTTCCCGACCGATGGCCGCTCCCACTGGATATACCGCCTCGAAGTTTAGGCTCTTCAACGTTCCCGCCTTCCGAGCCTCCTCCATCGTGGCCACGAACGGCAACAAAGTCGGATTGCGCAACCCGTCAGCCGGAATCACATATTCCCCGCCATTCTCACCCACAAGCACGGTAGGGGAGGACACGAACCCCCTCTTGTCCGGAGACAACCGTGCCTTGAACGCCTTCCCGTCCTGCGCTCTCCGAGTGTTCACAAAGCCACCCTCTTCATATCCGGTTGGCGTAGAGGCTATCAACGCCGCCTGAGCTGCGCCGATACCGGCCATTATGAGAGCTGGCGCAAGGCCTTGTGGCCAGCCGCCCCACTGAACGTAAGTCTTCATAACTGCAAGAGAGGTGTCGATGATGGCCTGAGCCAAAGCCATTCGTCGTGCTCTGGTGGCTTGTTTACGCTCCATTTCCTCACGCTTTGCCTCTTCCTCCGCTTCCATCTCCTCGACCCTTGCGTTATATTGCTCCTGCGACATCAAACCAGCGTCAAGCCTTGATTTATAAGCCTTCTTTTTCTTCTCATTATTCTTTTGGAATTGCTTCAAATCTCTTTCTTCCTTAGCATTGGTCAGTGCTATCGCTTGATTTGCCAATTTATATCCTTCTTGTGCGGCACCTCCGATTCCAGAAAGAGCATTGAGAAAGTCAGTGGCAGAAGTCTTGCCGGTCCTGATATTAGCAAAGAGTTGGTTCCATTGATCTTGTGTAACGCCGAACAAGCTTCCCCCCTCTCCTCTAAACAGACTTGCCCTGCCCTTGTTTTGAGCCACAATCAACTCATTAATCTTGGTTTTGGTCTGCTCAAGTTTGAGATTATAGTTGTCCAGTTCTTCTTGAGGAAGCTTAATGCCATCCAATTCGCCTTTACTTGTAATTCTCTCCAACTCTTTTTGGAGTTCAATCAAATAACGTAAATCCTCAGCGACTAAAGCCTCATCCTTGCTCTTGGCGGACTTGGAGAGTTTTACAGAATGCGGCCTCTTTTTTTCCGTCGCATATACTTCATCTCCAGAATACGATAGTAGTATTTTTTGTCTCTCCAGGTTATGTTCCTGTTCTAATTTCGTCAACTGCCTATTTGAAGCATCCTCCTTAATCTTCAACAACTTATTCTGATGCTTCTTCTCAATCGCCTCAAGCACTGCCGCCTGATTCTCGTACAGAACCTGCGTCTCCTTGAACTTCTTCAATTCGGCCTGGTACCGCGCCTCTTCACCATCCATCGCAGCCTTGGTCTTGTCGGTCTCCACCTCGTTGATGATGGCCGTCCCCTCCTTGCTCAGTTCAGCGGCCTTCTTCTCGTTCTCCTGCTGCCTCTTCAACGCATCCTCCGAATGCTTCTTGATCTTCTCCTGCAAATCATTCTCGATCTTGGTCCTGTCCGCTCCCTTCTCCTTATGAGCCGCCAACCGGGCCGTCAGCGTCGCCACTTCCAGCTCATAAATCCTATCGTCATATTCCTCCTGCGAAGCGATCTCCTTCTCATTGTACTGCCGTGTCAGTTCCGCCTTAGCCTTCAATAACGCCTCATCATTGCTCAGAGACCATTGGCTGTTACCCATCTTTTTTGCTCCGACCAAAACATTGTTTTGTGACGCTTCGACAGGCGCAGCGACCGAATAATCATTATCCCGAACAGGTCCTATGATGTTTTCATCGCCTTCAAGATAAGTGGCTGCTGCCATATTGAATCCTTCCAATTCACCTTCTGCTACTCTTGCCATGGAGTTCATGGCACTTCCGTCGACCCATTTTCCGGATTGTTTGTTCGCACCTTCCCTGACAGCTCGTGCGGTATTCGCAAGTGTTTCTTGCTGCTTGTAGATATACTGAACAAGTTCATCACGTGTCATGCTTTCAGATGCAGCCTTAAGGCTCTGGACATATTGCTGATAATAGCCCTGTTTGCTATTCTTATTGACAAAATTTGATACGGATTCCGTCAATCGGGTCAACCAGTCGATAGTGTCCTTGATAACACCGGAGGAATCCTTGAACGACAAGATCAACCCTTCCCAAGCCGACTGCAACAGTTTGACAGAACCCTCGACCGTGTTGATTCTCTCCTCTGCGGTATTCTTCAGAACCCCGTTGACATCGTCCAACGAGTCTCGGAGATTCATAGCCGCGTCCGCACCATCCAAGAACGTGTTGAATGCCGAAACCGACCTTTTGTCCGTCAGCTCCAACGTGGTGTTAAGGTCAACGCCTTGCGCCTTCAACGTCTTGAGACCATCCATCAGTTCAGGGAACGTGCTTACAGGCTTACCCAAAGCGACCGCAAGCTTGCCACTCGAATCCGCAAGGTTCAACAGAATATTCCTTGTGGCCGTGGCCGCTGATGAAGCGTCAAAGCCAGCATTGGCCAATGTTCCGAGCAAGGCCACCGTGTCCCGTAGTGAGAACCCGAAAGTCTTTGCCACTGGTCCGACCGTGGCCATAGCTGTCTGGTAGTACGTGAAACCGAGCGCGCTGTTGTTGGCTCCCTGAACGAGTACACCAAGAGTGTCTGCCGTGTCCTTGGCGTCAAGCCCGAACATCCTCAATGTGGCACCTGCCATGGCTGCCGCTTCCGGAAGAGTGGTCCCGATGGCCGTGGCGAAATGCAGAACCGATTCCTGCATGTCCATGATGGAGTTCTCCTTGAAACCCAGCTTGGCAAGTTCCGTCTGAAGGAGCGTGACCTGCGAGGCGGTATATTCAGTTGTCCGTCCAAGCTCCATCGCTGAATATGTCAGCGCTTCGATGTCTTTGACATTCTTGCCGATGATGGTTGAAAGGTTCGCATTGGCCTGCTCGAAGTCCACGATTTTCTGGAAAGCCTTTGCCACACCTCTGATCGCTCCCGCAATCGCAGCGAACGCTGCCAAAGCACCGGCCTTGACGCTCGACAACTTCTCCAGAGCCCCTTTTGTCTGTCCGGACTGTGAGGTCAGTTCCTTCAGCCTTGCCTTTGTCTTCTGGACTTCCGCGTTAAGCCTCTTCCAGTTCTCCGTTCCGGGAACCGCCTTGCTGAGAGCCGCCTGAGTCAGTTTCAGATGGTTGCGAAGTTCCGCCAATGTCTTGTTTTCAAGGGATATGGCACTTTGGAGTTTATTGTATTTATCCCTGCATTCAGTCAAGGTCTTCTCCTGATCCTTGAGAGTCTTCGTCAGGTTCTGATATTCCTGAGACCCCGTCTTCCCGGCCTTCTCCATATTCTTGAGTTCAGCTCTCGTTTTCTTGATAGAACTCTGCAAATCATTCATCTGCCTTTCCCAAGCCAGCATCTCCTTTCTTCCGCCGTCTCCGTTGACAATCAGGTTCAGCCGAAGATCCTCATCCGTAATTCTTTTAGCCATAATCTCACGTGATTTTATGGCACAAAATTAACGACCGTACTTACGGTTGGAAAGGACAGAAGGTTGATTCAAGGATGACTACAACCTACTGAGGCGTAGGCTTGAAAATATTATGAGCAGACAATTATTACTATTATCGAGGCAATTATCAGTAGCCCCGCCAAAATGAATAAAATGTCTGTAAATACACTCTTGGCTGTTCGCTTCTTTGAAGTGAGTCCGGCGATTCCGGCACTAATAGACCCTACTATCATCATCAGAGTCCACCCGACAAGCACCACAGCCCCGACAATCAGCCCGATAATGATGGCCGCACCCAGCAGCCAACTCAAATCCCCGAACGCCGCAAGCGGAAAAATAGACAATAACTGGTTCATAGTGATATTAGTATGAAGAAGTGGCTTCTATTATGATCTTTGACATATCCACGTCCACTGAGCCCTCAGTATGTATCTTATCCAGAGTCAAATGTCGGTTCGCTATTGGGCGCTTCATAAACTTATACACCTGCCCGTAATAGAAGCCAGAAACCCCTTCTGGGCTATGCTCAATGTCAAAAGATTGCCCCAACTTGCTTTTATAGACACCTGCATCCACAATTCTGGCAGCATGAAGCCAAGTGTCATATCCATAGTTTGGATTAAAGCCTTCATAAAGAGCGACCTTGTCGTATCCATCTTCGGCAGAATCATCGTCACATTCCTCAAAACCAAGGATGGCGAATGCCTCCACCAACCTGTCAGTAGACAGATCAATCCCATTATCACCAGTAATCGGAAGAGGCCACCAAGTCCAAGGAACACCCTCAGTGTCAATCCAAATACAATCAACACCCATCGCATAGGCGATGCAGTTATAATCATTAGTTTCTTCGCTAGTCACCTTAAAATGCCGGTCAACGGTGAGGTTAGGGAAGAGGGGGATTATTCTATTCCTATTTTCTTCAGTATTGAGATCCAAGTTTGACATGACTTCTCTAACGATACAAATCCGTGATAGGTTACAACTCCAGGGTAAATTAAATCCAATGCGTGAACAAGAGGCGTCGGTCCTTTCAGTAATTCTTTATAAATAAAAGGAACCGCGGTTTCCTTCATTGCAACGATGGCATTGAAGTTTGCGTTGTCAAAGTTGTTGGAGGATTGAAAGGCGGTCGCATCGTTCCAATATTTCAAGTTTGTCCCAAATACAAATTCAGGAGTGTTGTTGTTTGATGCATCATAAGAACTTATGGCAGAACCGAAATTGGAAGACAATCTGCTTTGTGAGTCTTCATCATTCACGGTGGCAATAATTGAAGCTCCAACTCCAGTTTTTCTTTCAGACGATAGCAATTGCTCGCTTATGACCGTGCCGTCTTTGGAAGAAACAGTAAGCATGATTTGAATTATTTTGTTTTAACTTCGATGGATTGTTCACGGATCAAGGCACCGTTGACGAGTAGCTGGCAATTGTATTTTCCGACCATATCAAAGCGGGCTCCCTGAATATTCGTCGCAAATGCAATGTTTGAAGCTATATTTTCGGGTACTCGAACATCTGCCGTCATGGCACGAAGAAATTCCTTGCCTTCCGGGTTCAGGAACTTGATGGAAATATGTTTCTCTCCACCATCTTGCTCATTAAGCCCAAGTTTAATGGCCAAGCCAAAAGACACTATAGCAGGGAATTTAGAGACAAAGTAGTCATCGAAAGTGCCCACTATAGTCAATTTGCCGTCATCATTGAATGCCCCTTGGCAGAACGTGAAAATTTTAACTTCCATAGAGCGTTGCCACAATAATAGTTAAACAAACCAAACGCTAATACACGTCCGCAATAGCCGTATTGCGTTTGTATAGCATTTGTGTTTACAAAGAAACAACTTTCCGGCCAAATAATCAAGACTTCCCGCTGATTTTCACTTTGTTTGCCCCAGTTCCGATTCCCGAATCCGGGCGATGACATCGTCCGTGAACTCGTACATAAGCCGCTCGGCGATGGAGGCGAAGGCACCGAAGACATAGCGGTTGTGGATCTTGCGGTTGCTCTTGACGGAATGGCCGCCACGCTGGAGACGCTTCATGTC